CGCCAAGACTAAGGCAGCCCCGGTCAAGGCCGCTCCCAAGAAGACGACCGCCGCCAAAGCGTCCCCGAAGGGCCTCCAGCTCTCCACCGCCCAGTGGAAGGCGTACAACACCGCCTTTTCCGCTGCCGCGTCGGCCGCCCGGAACAGGATCGCGCTTCAGTCCGCCGCCAGCGGTTTCCGGAAATACCGCCTGGCCGCCGCGTACGCCACGGTGAAGCAGTACCAGGCCGCGCGCAGGACCGCCCAGGCAGCGGCTATCGCCGCGTACGCCGCGCGCCAGTCCTGGCGGCAGTCCGTGGCCGCCCACCAGAACTCGGCGCTGCGCAACCGCATCGAGCTGGACATGTACAACCACGCCAACCTCTCCGGCCGCCTCCAGTACGCCCAGGCAGGCGAAAAAGCGTACGCCCACCAGGCCGTCATGCGGACCGTCGATAACAAGCAGGCGCTCAGCTATGAGGCCCGGCAGTTCAAGGCGATCTCCAGGACAGCGAAAAAGGCGAAGAAGTCCGTGAGCCCCGGGACGGCGCTGAGCAAGGCCCAGTCCGCGACGATCGCGCGAGCCGGAGCGCAGGCAGGGCTCAAGGCCGCCAGGTCCGCGAAATCCGCGCCGGCTGCCAAGACCGCGAAGACGCCCCGGCAGGCCACGGTGAAGGCTCCCGCCGCGACCGCAGCGGGGAAGTCGGCCAAGGCCCCGGTCAAGGCCGCCGTCACGGCTAAGGGCCGCACTGCCCGGTCACCATGGGCCGGGGACGAGACCACCCCGAACTGCATTGTCACGGCGGTGGCCAACCATCTGATCTACTCCCGGGGCGTCATCGCGAGCACGCGGGCCATAGAGGAGCTGGAAGAGGCGTGCGGCCCGGAGCCCCCGATCGAAGAGGTGCTCTGGCAGGCATGGGTGACCGGGTGGCCGCGTGACCGCAGTGTCCGCCTGCATACCTACAGGCCCGTCGAGTGGACGCCCGCGCACGAGATCACGGGGGGCGGCCTGATCATCGGCTACGAGACTGAGCACGGCCCGCACGCGGCACTGTCGCTGGCCTCGGGGGACGTCGTATCGTGGGGCGGGAAGATGAAGCGCAAGGCTCTCGTAGAAGAGGCGTGGTTCCTGCAATGGCAATAGCGAAACGGATAGCCGTCCTGGCGCTGCTGGCGTGTGCCGCCCTGATCGCCTGGCACCCCTGGCAGGCCGCGTTCGCCATCGGCGTTCATCCCTACCCGGCGGGCACGCCGTGGACCTACCAGCTCTGGTCGGGATTCATCCCCGGCCTGGCTATCGCGTCCCTGCTGTCAGCCCTGGCCGCGCACCTGCGGATGATGAACTGCCACGTGGAGAACTGCTGGCGTATCGGGCGCTACCCGGTGGCGAACAGCCAGTACAAGGTCTGCCGCAGGCATCACCCCGATGTTACCGTGCGCCAGGGGAAGATCACCCACGCGCATATCATCAGGGAACACGAGAAATGCGCCGGGCTCTCGTAGTCCTGGGCCTGAGTCTCGCGCTCGACTTCGTCTTCGGTATCTGGTTCGCCGCTGTCGAGCACATCAGCGCGTGGAACGGCCTCTACTTCGCCACCACGACCGCGTCTACCGTGGGGTACGGCGACATCACGCCGCAGGGCTGGCGCGGCCACCTTCTCGCCGTAGCGATCATGCTGACCGTGATACCCCTGTTCTCGGCTGTGTTCTCGCTGCTCACGACAGCTCTCACCACCAAGCACGTAGACTTGCGGCATGCTGAGCTGAAGAGGCACATCGATGTCCGGCATGCTGAGCTGAAAAAGCGCGCGGAAGAGGTACACAATGGCGGACCTGACGGCAATCCGGACCTCGATAGCCAGCCAGGTGGCGGCGAACGCGATTCCGGCGCTGAGCACGTCGGCGGAGTCCCTGGACATGATCAACCCGCCGATGTTCCTGGTGATGCCGGGTAATCCTATATCCAAGATCGGCGTGTGCCTGGGCGAGGGCCTGCTGGACGCCGGAGGCCGGCCCGTCAGCCCCACCGAGTTTACGATCCGCGCCCATCTCATCGTCGCCCGCGCCGACGTCATCGCCAACGTCCAGGACAACCTCGATACGTGGCTGGGGTTCGAGCGCACCGCGACGGCGGTCTCGGTCGGCATGGCCATCGCCATGGACCCGACGCTCGGCGGCACCGTGGAATGGTGCGAGTGCACGACCGAGGATTCCTACGCCCCGATAGAGATAGCCGGCATCATGTATTTCGGTGCCCGGCTCAACATGAACGTGTCAGCGAGGTAAGAATGGCGAAAACTGTCTACACACTTAAGGAGCACTATCGTAAGATGTACCGACAGCGCAAAATCCGACAGGCTGTGAGTGCTACAGCCAACCTGGAGGTGAGGTAGGGATGGCCAAGATTTTGCTTGTGCATCCCGGTTTAGCCCCGACTTTTCGGTCGCGGACGTGTACCGGGGCTGGTACAAGGCCCTGAAAAAGCAGGGCCATAAGGTCATGCCCTACAACACCAATGAGCGCCTCACGTTCTTCGGCCGCGCTGTCTTCCAGGACTCTGAAGTACCTCCGTGCGAGCATGGCCGCCAGCCGGTGCGCAAGGCACTCCCGGACTCGGAAATGGTCGCCCAGATGGCCACGGCCGGCCTCACGGAGGCGTGCTACATTTTCGAGCCGGACATCGTGTTCTTCATCTCCGCGTTCTACCAGGCGATGAGCGCGCTGCGCGTCATCCGCAGGCACGGAACCAAAATCGTCATGCTGCACACGGAGAGCCCCTACCAGGACAGTGAGCAGATGAAGCGCGGCCACCTGGCTAACCTGAACCTGCTCAACGACCCGGCCAACCTCGAAAAGTGGGGCAGCCTGGGAGTTCCGGCGGCGTACATCCCGCACTCCTATGATCCGGACACCCATTACCCGTCGCTCCCCCGGAAGTACGGGATTGACTTCTCGTTCATCGGCACGGCGTTCTGGAGCCGGTGCGAGTTCTTCTCCAAGATGGACCTGGACGGCATCGACACGGTGTTCGGCGGTAACGGCTGGGACGCCATCGACCCGAAATTCCACGGGCTGTACAAGTACCTCGGGCACAAGCCGGACGAGTGCGTGGACAACGATGAGGTGGCGCGCACGTACCGCATGACGAAAGCGGGTATCAATTTCTACCGCCGTGAAGGCGAAGAAGAGCACAAAGGAGAAGGCTGGGCGATGGGTCCGCGTGAGGTGGAAATGGCGGCCTCCGGGCTGTTCTTCCTGCGCGACCCGCGCCCGGAGTCCGATGTCACGTTCCCGATGCTTCCCGCGTTTTCCGGGGCGGAGGACGCCGGGCAGAAACTCCGCTGGTGGCTGAAGCACGATAAGGAACGCGAGGCGGCGGCCGATAAGGCACTCGAAACGATCCAGGGGTGGACGTTCGATAACCGGGCACGCGATGCGGCCCAGCTCATGGAAGGATGCGGTGTCCTGTGATCTGCGCGCAATGCGCGAAAGCCGGAGATATCCGCGCGCTGTACCCGGACGTTACCGAACGAGGCAGGATGAGCAGCGCTCGTGCCCTTCACAACGCATGCACCAATCCCGCAACCTGCCCGTGCCAGCATAAGCTCCTGCCGCTGGCGGAAGTTCTCCAGGTGAGGACCGATGGCTGATTACCCTCCCCGGCAGCCCGGCAATGTGACAATTCATCTCCAGCCGGGGCCGCAGCACAATTCCCTTGTCATGGACGGTTACGACATCGGCCAGTTCGTCACTGCCATGCAGCTCAGGTTCGACGTCAAGACAATGCGGCCGATCCTGATGCTGGATCTCGCGCCGTCCGCCGTGGACGTGACCGGAACCAGTGTTGAGATGCGCGGGGACTTCCGCAGCTTCCTGATCGCGCACGGGTGGCGGCCCCCGGAGTAGTTTTCAAGCGACCGTGAACTCCCTACACTGGTACTGAGCACCCGTGGCCTGACGTAACTGCGTCCGGAGCCGGCAAGCGACCGATCACCATCTGAAAGGGTGACGTCTCGTGAGCCGTATCCATGGCCGCAATGGCATGGTCTACCTGGCACCGTCGCCTCCGGGCGGCGCTAGCCCTAACGCGTCCCCCATGGCCTTCGTCAGCGACTGGACCATCAACTTCACCGTGGCGAAGGTTGACGTCACCGCGCTCGGTGACTCCAACCTCGTGTGGGTGTCCGGCCTGCCAGACGCGTCCGGTGACTTCTCGGGCTTTTACGACACCGCCACGCAGCAGACCTACGCTGCCGCGATCGACGGCCAGCCCCGCGCCATGTACCTCTACCCGTCGCTGCTGGGCGTCCAGGGGATCAACCCCGGCCAGTATTTCTTCGGCCAGATCCTCCCGGACTTCAGCTCCTCGGGCGGCGTGGCCGCTGCGGTGACGTTCAAGAGCACGTGGAACGCCGCGTCGCAGGTCCAGCGCTACCCGGCTGCCGGCATCGCCGGTACCTGATCGTAGTGGGAGCCGCCTTGCCCGCCGGCAAGACGGCTCTCCGTATCCGTTGCCATTCCCGTGGACCTGCGGACGAGGCCCATCCTATACGGGAACCGGAGTACCGCAATGCCCCCAGCACGCAACCCCCGCCGGCAGACCGCCGACACCAAGGCGGCGAGCCTTCAGGTCCGCACGGCCGACCAGGCTGCCCGCGTCGCGAAGGACGATCGCGCCGAGGACAAGGGCGACGCCGTCACGGTCGCGCTTGAAGGCCAGGAGTTCACTCTCGCCCAGGACGTCGGCATCATGCCCCTGATGGAGTGGGCGGCGGCCTCCGACGTGGACGTGGCTTCCGCGAGCGGCCTGCGTGCCGTCTACTACGTGCTCCAGGACGTCGTGGACGCGGATGAGTGGGCGGAGTTCCGGCGCTACGCCCGGGAGAAGAAGATCTCGGCGGAGAAGCTGCTGGACTTCGCGAACTCGGCCCTGGAGGCGCTCGCGGGCCGCCCTACCGAGGGGTCAAGTGGCTCCTCCGATGGCTCCTGACCCAGTTCGCTTACGTTGACGGCGAGGCTCACGCCACGGGCAGCGGCAAGCAGATAGCCGAGATGACGCCCCGTGAGGGATGCAACGTCGCTTACTTCCACATCATCCGGGAGATGCGCGAAGAGGACCGTGCGGCGCGCATGGCCGGGCACAATTTCGACGCGCCCCTCCAGGACCGCATTACGCGCTTCGAGGAGAAGATCGGGCTGCGGCCGGACCACGAAGAGCTGGCGCTGTGGATGCACAAGAACGTGCTCCTTCCCGCACTGGGCCGCAAGTGGGAAGATGAAGAGGTGGCAGCGGACCTGCCCGCAGGCGTCGGCGAAGAGCACCGCTGGCGGTTCGAGGATCAGGAAGTTGACGGGCTGGACAGCTTCAAGGGCAATCCCTGGGAGCTGAAGGAAATGAGCAAGATCCGGGCAATGCGCAACGAGGCTGAGACCGCAGAAGAGGTACGCGATACCCTGTGAGGCGATGTAACAGTGGCAAGGCTGGCTGGCGGTATCGAATGGGATGACGTCGCCCTGGAGGACATGTTCAACAACCCGGACGGCCTCGTCGGCGACTGGCTCAAGGGCAAGGTCGCCGAGATGACGGCTATCGCCACGGCCGGCGCGCCTCTTCAGCAGCCGAAGAACTGGTCATGGGGCGCGGACTCCTCGTCCTACATGCCCCGCTCGCTGGGGTACCTGAAAGGCGGGGTCCGGCCGCACTTCCCGGCCTATACCCGGTTCGGCAGCCTCTACGGCGGGGTCAACGCCCCGTACGGCCCGACGCTGTTCCTGGAGAAGCCCGCCCGCCAGCTCCACCACTCCTATCCTTTCCTGTCCGCTGCCCTGTACGCTGCTGTCATAGACTGAATGCGGAGGTAACACGTGACCAGGCTGATCGGGGACGCCTATATCGCACTCCTGCCGGATGCGTCCTTGTTCCGGTCAGACGCCGACGCTAAACTGCGCGCCGCTATCAGCGGAATGAAGGCCCAGATTCCGATCACGGGCGACCCCCGGGATATCAACGCGAAGATATCCGCAATCGCCGCCGCGCTGAAGGGCCTTGACGGGAACATCCGCGTCGGAATGGACAACCGCGAGGCGCTGACCGATTCCGCGCAGGTGGCTGCCGCCCTGGAAGCGCTGCGTGCCCGCGCCGAGAACATCCCGGTGTCCCTGGACAACGCCAAAGGTCTCGCAGAGCTTTACACCCTGCTTGCCGGAGCAGATACTCTCGGTGAGAAGCTGGAAAACCTCGAAGCCAACATGAGCATCGAGCAGATTCTCGCCCAGTACTACAAGCTCGAAGCGAAGACTGACGAGCTGGAATCGCGGATGTCCCATATTACCGGCGATATCGACATGGGGCTTTCGGCCGAGAAGCTGGCTATTCTCATCGGGGACGCTGATCAGCTCCGCGCGATCCTCAGCGACATGCGGGCAAATACCACTGATGCCGGTTTCCTGGCTAAGATCGCCACTATGCAGGGGGCGGTAATGGGGGTCGCCAGGCAACTGCGCCACATGCCTGCTGACGCGGACACGCTGCCGATTGAGGCTTCCCTGTTCAAGATCCGGGCGCAGGTCGAGGCGATCGACAGGTCCCTGAGCACCATGGGCGGCGCGGACGAGGGGACTTTCGCCAACCTGGGCAAGATAGGCGGCAGCAGCTTCGCTAACCTGGGCAAGATCGCCGGGGACAACGCCGATGCCATCCGGCGCATGGATCAGGCTCTGCGGGACCTGAATCCCTCCGCCGGGGCGGCCGGAATGGCGCTCGCGTTCCTGGGCAAGCAGAACAGCATGATCGTCGCCAGTAACGCGGGCGGCTGGTGGGGTGCGGCGACTACCAAGATCCGGCTGTTCGGCGGAGCCCTGGACAGCGTGCTCCCGCATTTCCTGACATCCGTCAGCGTGTGGCACCTGGCGGCGGACCTGATCCTGGAATTCGCGGCGGCGTGGGGGCCGGCCCTTATCGCGGTCGGCACGTTCGCCGCTTACGCGTACCCGGTTGCCGAGAAGATCATCGGCCAGTGGAAAAATATCAACACTGTTATCGACAGCGTCGGCGGGCACCTCACTGACCTCGGCGGCAGTTTCGATACGATTCAGCGGGCCATCGAGCCGTCCATCATGATCGCGTTCGGCGAGTACATGTCCGTCATCGGGCACAACGCCCAGGGGCTGGGCAGCGCTCTCGCCGATGTCGGCAAGGTAGTGGACGTCTGGGGCGCGGCCATGGTGGGGTGGGCGGCCAAGGCGCAGACAGGCTTCGACAGCATCGTCAGGGTCGGTGCCAAGGACTTCGCCCAGATCGGATACGGGTTCGAGCAGTTCTTCCGTATCATTTCCTCCCTGATTAAAGACCTTCCGGGTTACGTGCATATCCTGCTGACACTCGGCGACGCATTCCTGACGGTAACGGCGAACGTAGTCCAGGCTATGGCTCCTGTCATCAAGCTCGGCCTGGCTATTCACGGCGCAATGCTGTACATCGGCCTGGCCGTCACCGGAATTGTCGCCCTTACCCGTGCCATGGCCGCCGGGGCTATCGCGCGGTACACGGGCCTGATGGGCACGGCCCTGACGGATGCGGGCACTGCGGCCGAAGAGGGCAAGGGGAAGTTCAACGCGTTCGGCAACGCCATCGGCGGATTCGCCGGAATACTGGCCGCAGGTTCCGTCAAGACATTCCAGTATGTCAAGAGCGTCGTCTCGGTAGGCAGGGAATCGGGCATCGCCTCGTCTGGTGCCAAGCTCCTCAAGGACGGCCTGGCCCTGATTCCCTTCGGGGGTGTCGGCCTGGCTGCCGCCGGGGTGGCTGCGGTAATCGGTACCCTCCTGTACTTCGCGCTGCGGCACGGCGCGGATGCGGCCGACCAGTTTGGCAAGTCCATGCAGAACCTGATCGCCTCTTCCAGCATCATCAATTTCCAGCGGAACATCCAGACGGCTGTCACCCAGACCACGGGGAAGATCCGCCAGCAGGCGCAGGCAGTGCAGAGCCTCATGGGCCGGCCGCAGTCGGGCGCTAAGTTCGCGAACAGCCTCACGAACATCGCGACGACCGGCGCGCAGAGCGAGCTTGCCAAGTATCAGCAGCAGCTCGCCGGCATCATCGGCGAGACGTCCACGTACTACACGCGCATGCAGACCCTGTCCGGGGTGTTCGGCAGCGTGGCCGGCGCGCAGAGCGCCATGAACCTCGCGGGCATATCCGCCGGGAAGATCTCCACCGAGAACAACGGCACCTGGCAGACGACGCTGACCGAGCTGAAGGGGCTGGCCGCCGGTTACGGCTACATGGGGCAGTACACCGGCCAGGCCGCCAACCAGCTCGCGACACTGAACATCGCCTCGGGTACCACCACCAAGAACCTCCAGGCTCTCACGCAGGCCGAGAGCGCCTGGGTCAGCATGATCTCCGGCGGCGACAACGCGTTCAGCAATTTCGAGCAGGGCCAGGGAACCCTGAAGAACACGATGGGCAGCAGTGCCAAGTCGGTGCAGACGCTGAACTTCACCCTGGGGCATCTCCAGGAGAAAATACCCGCGTACGGCGCTACGATGAACGGCCTGAGCGCGTCCTCTCTCGCTGTCCGGCAGGCATTCGACTCCCAGCTCGGCGCGGGCACCACCCTGTACGGTAATCTCCAGACCCTGGCTGTTGCCTCAGGTAACACCGCCACTAACCAGCGGGAACTCGCCAAGGCGGGCAAGGACATCGTCGCCCAGATGCTCCCGTTCGCGGCAGGGAGCAAGGAAGCCACCGCTGAGCTGTACGCGATGGCCCAGGTCGCCGGGTACACGGGCGCGGACAGCTTCAAGGGGCTGGCGAAATGGGTGGGGAACACCAAGGGCGCGGAAGCTGACCTGAATAAGGAGCAGGCCGCGCTCACGGTCAGCGCCGCGAAGCTCTCCACCGCCGAGAAGAACCTCGGGAACGTCCTGGAGACTTCCATCACGGCGGCCCAGGGCG